AGTGATTTTGAATGGAAGATTACTAATTCAGACACTCCCCCTGGCCTTTATAAAATTGGTGCCATTTACAAAGACTACGAGAAGGTGGGCGACAAGCCTGCTTATGACCGTACTCTCATGGCTTACGGCTGGTACAGCTTCGATATGGTCGAACTAGAAAATCAAGAAACCGGCAATAGTAGAGCCGGAATTATGACGCACGGAGGTGGCTCTGCTAATGGCTGGCCCGGCGCATGGGTTCCCAAGCAGCCCCTGGTCCCCACTCATGGTTGCGTGCGTTGTCATAATATTGACCTGCGCGACAAGATTCTTCCTCTCACTAAAGCCGGCACAGTATTTATTTCAGTGTTTCAGGAGGGATGAGTAGGCAATCCTGGTTTAATGCCTTGTGCTACGAACTAGGCTTATGGGCCGTCGAAAAGCGGCCCTCTCTTGCTTTGCAGCCATGGTTCAAAATGCTCATGGCTTATTGCAGGCCTGATTGGGCAGAGTGGAAAACAAAAATTGTTATGGAGAAAATCGACCAACAAACAACTGCGTTGGTCAAGCAATGGGGAAAAGAAGAGCGTGAAACAAAAGCAAATGCTCTCGCTGAAAAGGCCCATGAGCTTTTCCCTGATGCAAAAGTCACTCCTCTTCCTGATGCCATCGTTCCATCTGTGCTTATTGAAAAAGCCCCGCCAGCGGACGCTAGCGAGGCCGTCAAAGCTCTTGGCGGAGAACTAAGGATTACGTACCAGCTCCCAGGCCCAGAAGCACCCTGAGGCGCTTCCATTTGGCAAGCTCCTTCTCGTGATAGTCTTCCCATGTAGCAATGGTTTCACTCAGGGCCTTACAAGCCATTGCCGGATCATCATCTGTTAGCAGCTCAGCCAGAATGTCTGAAAGATGTTCGGTTTGCTGCTTGTACCACTCGCCTTCTGCAACAAATGGGAAAGCCATGAGAAAAGGGCAGTATGATGCTGCCCAAGCATAGCTTCAATATGATCCGCCGTCGATGGTGGAATTGACGATGGTCACGCCACTAAGCGTAACGTTTGAAATGGTGCCGCCAGTAATAGTCACACCGCTAGCTGCTTGAACAGCGATTGTGCCAAGCTCTAAAGCACTTCGTGCGCCTGATGCAGATGATGCTCCCGTGCCACCATAAGCCAGTCCAATAGCAGTACCCTGCCAAATGCCGGTGCCAATAGTGCCAACGCTTGTCAGGCTTGAAGAGACAACGCCAGCACCAAGAGTTGTACCCGTTAATACAGACGAACCATTGATATAGAAGGCTTTGCCACTTGCAAGATTAATATGCTCACTACTTGTCCAAGCATCCGTAGCATCCACCCAGGAAAACGTCTTGTCCGTTGTTCCTTTTAAAGTGATGCCACCACCATCAGCGCTAGCGTCAGAAGGCGATGCAGTAGAGCCAAGTTCTAAATTCTTATCATCAACGCTAATTGTCGTACTATTAACAGTGGTGGTAGTGCCATTAACGGTTAAATCCCCGCCAATTGTTACAGCGCCAGTTGTAGTAATTGTCGCAATAGTAGCGCCACTTAAATCAACTGTTCCAGTGAATGTTTTGTTGCCACTAATTGTTTGATTGCCAGTGAGATTTACAAAGGCTCCTTTGCCAGCGATTGCCTCAATGGTAGTAGCAGTGCTGTTTTGGCCGCCAGTTCCTTTTCCGTAATAAAGCGTATCATCAACTTCATTAAAGGCTAATTCTGCATTGGCTAAACTTGTCGGAGCACCAGCAGCGCCACTTGCACGACGCTTAATCCGTAAAGTATTAGACATCAGAAATTGCCTCCATCAGTGAGAAGAGTTTTAGTGATTGTTGCATCTGCTTTGAACTTAGCAGCGGCAGCATCGTAGTAAACTACACTTCCATCAATCTTAGCGGTTTCGTCTAAATTAATTCCTTTTTCCCCTTGAGGACCAATGGCCCCTTGAGGGCCTTCACCAAAAAATTCAAGCCTTGGCGATGGTGGAGGAGCTTGTATTTGTATTGTATTTGCTTCTTGACTAACGACAACAGAAGCGTCTGCCGTTTCTGCAATTGAAACGATGGAAGAAGACTGTTGTACGACGACTGTCATTTGAAGCTCAAGCCAAGATTAACAAAGGCATTTCCTTCAACTAAATAATATGCGCTATTGTTAGGCTCAGTTACTAGTACGTCATACTGTCCTTGCTGTGTAATGCCACTAGTCCCTGAGGCTTCTAAACGAATTTTGAATATACCACTAGCTTGATTGATATACGTTACTGCAAAATCAGCAAGCTTCGTATTGCCGAGACGGTCGTACAATTTAGACGCAACGGTGTAGCCGCTCATGTTGACCGGCACACCAGAGGCGTCTTTATATTGCAATTGAAGCTCAAAAGTTGCGCCTTGATAAATCGTAATATCGTGCTTACCTGGCGTAATCATGATGAGCTTTTTCTTTCATTGTAATGCGCTTCTGGTTAAAGCGTTTCAATCCAGCCCAGCAAGCCAGTTGCTTTGGCATTGCCAGAGCTTGTCACCGTAAGAAACAGCTCATCGCTGACTCCGCTTCCATTGACACCCAAGGAAAGGCTAAGCCCATCTTGCACGTTAATCTCCACTGAACCAGCGCTGTAATAAAGGCCAGCATTAACAGTGGTGCCGCCAGAAACAATGCTACCGGCAGAAGTGGTTTCCACATTCCCCCTGCCATTGGCACTAGCGGCCCAAGTAACACCAGAAGTGGTTGGATTACGGCGAAGTTTCCATTCAATTGTAGTATTATCCTCCGTTACCAAATCAACTTTTACGGGAATAATCACATTGTCGGTGCGGCCACTTGCCATGCGAATACCAGCAACAATGCGCTCGCCAGTTGTATTAGGAATTACGCCTAGAGCAGGGGCAATTGTATACACTTCGCCGTAAAGTTCGTATCCGCCTTCGCTTGCAACCGTAGAGCAGATTTGTTTCATTGTTGCACCACTGGCGCTTGTTGTATGCTTAGCGATGCGATAGGTTTGTGGCAATACTGCCGCTGTCATATAGACACTACTAATATTATTTGCATGAAGAAATTCATGGCAATAATAATATTCGCCATCAAGAATAAAGCCACAACGTGCTCGTCCTGCCCCTAGCCATTCAAGATCAGTAGTGAAGATATTGGCCTTAGAAAAATCAAGCCACGAAGCAGTGTCAATATTCCATTGATCCTGATTAACGACGTTTTCAGTGACAATGCCAGAATATTTTCCTCTGACAACAAACTGAAGAGTGGTGCCACTGGCACGAAGAATGATTCCATTATTGTCATCAAATAATCCCACTTCCTGAATAACACCACTTGCTGGTACTGACCCAGCAAAACTTTGAATGGAAAGCAAAGATTTCCCTGGCTGATAAGGAAATCTTCGGCGAGTGCGCCTCATTACGCTGTCACCAGATGCAGTGGTGACGGTCATATTGATAGAGCTTTGATTTGCATCATGAACAGACGATGCAGAGCCAGTAATTGTTTCATTCCACACATCACTGCGCTTGTCGTAACGAAGCACGGAATCAAACAATGTATAGGGTTGGCTCACGCGCTTGCGTGCAAACGCATCCACTTCCCCGCTATCAATGCCACGGCGCATAATTTGTCCGCGATAATCAGCGGCAATCGCTGTTTCAAACTGCTCTCCACCCCTATTAACTTGTCCCATGATGTCTATGCTTTCTTCCCATTGTAACGACAAAAGAAAAGGGGCCTTTTGGCCCCTTTATTATTTGCCTTGTCCTCGCGTAAGTTTACGTCCGTGACTAGCTTTACTATGTTTTCCTTGGCCTTGCCTTGTAAGTTTTGGCTTGCCAGTTTGATGCAGCTTTTGCCCGCTAATACCAATCTTTGATTTTGCGGCCATTTATCAAGCCCAGGGAAGGCCAGTGCCAGTTTTCGGCTCACGCTGCTGTTCAATTTGCTGAGCAAGAGCGTCTTCAATTTCGGCAACTTTTTCGTCGCCAAATTTGTCCTTCACCCAGCCGATGACAATTTCGGGGGTGAGCTGAGCATACGGAATGGCTTCGTCTTCTTCGGGAGCTTCAAGACCAAGACTGCCATAGGCCGAGCTTGCATAAGTGCCATCATCGGCGGAGATCGTATAGTGAACAGTGCCCACGTAACCATTTGAAAGCGTGCGGTCCATATTGGCCACCGCCCATTGATAAGTAATTGCCATGATTAAAAAGAATGGTCTTTGTTAGTTTAGCAATGAAAAGAAAGGCGGTTTCTTCGGAAAACAGCCAGAGCTAGTAGTGACGTGGACTAACGGGGTTTCCAGCGGACAAGGTTCCGCAAGGTCACAAGTGTGTACCTAGTCCACTCATCACCAATTGAGCCATCAATGGGGTACAACTTGCTGTACCACCAGGCGTACTGCTCGGGATTGATCTCCTGCAACCGTTCAAGCATTTCTGCGATGTCAACACAAAGATCGGGGTCAGGCCAAGCTTTGTCGGCTACCTCCATCAGGTGATCAACAAAGCGTTGAAGCTCCTCACGGCTACCGAAGATTTGCTCGTACTCACCATCGGAGTCGTTGCACAGCAGGACTTTGCCGTTCTTGGCCCAAGCGTAGTGCTGGTAGATGCCTTCGCTTGGGTCGTAATAAAAATCTGGAAAATGATGTGAACTCATCTGCCCAAAACTAAGGAAATTGGCGCGGTAGTCTGTAAGCCATTCTTCGCCCATCAACTCTACCAGCTCTTCGCGGGTCAAGTTGTGGATCCATTCAAGACAAACTTTGAAACGCCACTCGTTTTCCTCCGGTGTAATGTCGTCAAGCATACGAGTGAAGGGGACTACCGAGTCTCATGTACTTGACAGGTTAGACCCAATGTGCTATAGTGGTGTTAAGGGGAGAGATCCCCACTGCACCTAGAAAAATGAATTACCGCACAGTTAAGGCTGTTCGAGACGAGCTGCATCGCCGTGGTGGTTGGCTCGAAACCATCAAAGACACCGAACGACCTGAGTACGCCCCGCATCTTTCTTTTGAGGAGTCGGGATGGATTCATGGGATTTGGATCAAAGATGAGTTGCTTGCTTGGGCAGTTGAAAACTTGAACTAACCACTGGCCCGCCTTAGAGCGGGCTTTTTTGTGCCGGGGATCCTGCAATACAAGACCCGCTGGTCGGGGAATACAGGGGGCCTCGCAGTGGCTATCGACCCCCCGGCAACCCTTTTAGTGAGTAGGACTACGAGAGCTGGGCTTTAACAGCAGCCATCTCGGATTCCAGGGTTTCGATACGGAGCTGCGCCTCTTGCAGTGCCTTGATGGCCATCCACATCATCTGCTGTTCTTTGACACCGATGCGCTCTTCCTGAGCAGGCTGGTCCTCAGTTGCTTCCTTGGCTTCTTGGAAGACGGTAATCACTTCCGGGCAGCTTTCCGCCACCTGCTGGGCAATTACACCCATGCTCAAGTCGGCTTCGTCTGACTGGTCCTTGTAGCGGAAGTTGACGATTTCCCATTCTTTTAAGCAGTCCCATGTGCCAGCGGCAGGCGCGATGTCCTTTTTGACGTTGCGGTCAGAAAGGTTGACGTTATTGGCGCTGTAATTAGCTATGCCACCATTAGACCGAATTGTTGCTCTTTCCGTCGTTGCGCCAACACACTGCAGAAAAAAGCGCGTACCATCATTTTGATCATTTGCTGTTTCAATGTATAAACCGTATTGCTGACCACTGGCGGCTGTGGACCTTATATATACAGATACGATATCATCTGCGTTATTAACAAATTCGTGAAAAGCGGCAGTAGAGTTGATATAACTACCAGTATTTGTAGCCTTAAAGGCACCTCTTTGAGTGATTCTTGCCCGCTCCGTAGGGCTGCTCGCTCCGTCGGCAGTAGTGGAGAACACTAAGCACGTTGGATGGCTAGTACCAGCGGTCCATGTACCGTCACCGTTCGCAGAGATAAATGCGCCAGCGTCGTTAGCAGAATTGGCGAAGCTGATATAGCCAATCGTGCTACCAGCGGATGCAGTAGTTGCGTTCCGCTGGATATTTATTGCTCCACCGGCAGCAGTAGTTCCACCTTGGACGATAAATTTAGCCTCGGCAGAACTAGAAGACGTGCCCACTAAAAATCGACCACTTGAATCCCAGCGGCCACGCTCAGTCCCGTTTGTACCAAACAAGACAGGATGCGCTCCTCGCGCCCATCCCCCATAGACATTGTTAGAGGAATCTTGACCGTATAAAGCACTGCTGGTTTGCGGGGTATTTCCGTTCCCTGCCATCTCCAGTAGGCAGTTTTGGCCTGAACCATTTGCAACCCAAACATCACCACCAGCGCCATTGCTGACGATGTGTAGCTTAGTGCTAACTGAAGTAGTGCCAATCCCTACGCGCTGTGACGAGTCAATAGTTACTGCACGTGTGTTTCCATTCGTGGCAAGAATTAGATTTGCTTCTGCGCGAACAAGCCCATCGGTAGCTGCGGATCCACTAAGCCAACTTGAACCAGCGGTTCCGGTATAAAGAGCTTGAGTGCCTGATTGAAGAAATACCGTGCCACCGCCGCCGGCGGTGGTGGTATTGACATAGAGCGGTTGATAAGAGCTACCAACAATATGCAGTTGGCTATTCGCATCTGGGCTAGAAGTCCCCAGACCTAGAGCACCTGTCGAAGTGAGGCGCATGCGCTCGGCGCCACCTGCGCCAAACTGCATACTTTCAGAGCCAACTGCAGTGAGCACAAGCCTTCCGGCCGCCGATCCATGTGACTGGCCAAATGCGAGAATGTTCGCACCTGCACCAGCACCATCTCCACCATCAATCCGGATATAACTAGTTGCAGAAGTTTGAGAAATTTCACCAATAGATACTTTAATGTTTCCACTGCTATCAACAAACAACCGCCCAGTGCCATTAGTCGAGATGGCTAATTGGTCTGCGCCGGGTGAATAGAGGCCCGTATTCGTGTCGCCCGAGAAGTAGAGCCCTGGCGATCCAGCCGAGCCGGCGATGATGCCGAGCGCGCCGGTCATTACGTCGCCGTTGACGTCCACGAACGTGCCGGATTCGCTGCGCCATGCGCCACCGTCCCACACCTTGAACACATAGGTGTCGCCGGTAGTATCAAGCCATTGCTCACCCTTGGAATTGCCAGCAGTGCCGCCGCTTGCAGGACTAACATTAGGCGCAGTCGTGCCTACGTGTACAGGCCCCACTTTTACTAAATTGCCATTGCTGTCCTTAAAGAACATGCCAGGGCTTCCACTTGCATAGTTAATGGCAACTTGCCCATCAACCATGGAAGCAGGATTGGGACGCTTATCCAGCGTCGAGGAACGTAAATGCTGAAGAACGCCAGCCATAATTAAAAGCCTTTCAAAATCAAGAGGACTAATTAG